ATAAGAATACTACCATAGTAGAATCAATGAGTCGATTAATAAATGGTGAATCGACTGATGACATCGCATCAGTATCACAACTAGATTCTGATAGTCATTTTATTGATGAATTTAATAAATACCCACCCACAATTTGGTTCGAGACATATGCATCTGATTTATCATCGTTAAATAATAAATATATACATACTATTCTTGATATGGACGGAAAGTTAATATTTACTGACTCGTTGGACAAAAAGAATATCGATTATACTTTATATCATGAAGTAAGAGATATCCTCTCCAATAAAGGTAGAGAGGATATCCTTGCCTATTCCTCGTATCAATATCATGATAGATGGAATTGGGCATGTATTATAACTAATATAATTAAAATCAATGGACAACTTCAAAAGAAGTCACGAATAGTCCATCTTTCGTATGGTAATATTCACTAAATTTTATAATAAAATAATATTATAAAATAAAAGAAAGAGAAGATTTTTCGTTTTATCGTTAAATGCAGGTAGCCGCTTTGTGGGTAATTTATATTATAGTAGTCCTAATTTTCTGGGCCCTTCTATCAATACCACAATGTGGCTTATGTCTTGATTGTTGGAGAGCGTTTCTTATTGCTAGCATAATTGGTCTGATAGTTGTGTTTATCTTTGCTGCTAGTATCGATTTTCAACAACTATGCAGAGATGATAAGATTGGATTTGGTACTCTCTTCTTTATTGCTTATGTTATTCCATTATTGATCTCTCTTTGGTTAATTTTTGGATGTTCTTCTCAGCTATGTCAAGAACAATCCACTAAGAGCTATGTTGAATGTGATAAAGAGACTGGTATCTGTCAAGTAAAGGATACTGTCATTCAACAAGGAAAGAATAAGACTTTTATCTCATTTAATTAGAGTAAAAATATTATATTCGATACATCGAATATAATAAATATTATATATAATAAATGGAGGGATTCATGAATAAAATCTCCGGTGATCCATTAGAGAGTGATTCTCTATATCGAAGAGGATCTGTCATTCCTTATGTCTTCTCGAAAGGAGCGATATTTTATGCTTTTTCTATTGATTCTGATATGGGAGTAATAGCAGATTTTGGTGGTGGTCGTGAAGGTTTTGACAAAGATATATTTCATACGGCTATAAGAGAATATAAAGAAGAAAGTTATTCTGTTTTCGGTAATCTTACGAGAGAATCGATTGTCGATAAGGGATATACCTACATATCACACAATGACATGCTATCCATTCTATTTCCTGTTGAAGGGATATTGGATCTTTTCGATCCAATCAATAAATTTAACGAGAGAGTTATTCATGATAATGATCCAGAAACATCTGGTATAATATGGTTATCCCGATCTCAATTAATGACTATTCTCGACAATCAGGATTTAAGAATCGATCTTGATGATGATCTCGAAAAGAATAACTTTCGACCATTCAAAATGTACGATAGATTACGTATCTTTCTCAATGCTAACAGAATATACTTATAGAGTATCATTAAATATTATTATCGTATAATATTTAATAGTAGAATAATTGTCTCTTTATCTAAATGGACGACCTCTCGCATGATGTAATTAATATTAAATCTCTTCGGACAAAGAGTATCATTAACAATGTTAATCGTAAAATGAATCTCTTTATTCCTGAGAAAATATTAGCACTCTCTATGATGAAGAACGTAATAATATTAACATATTATCTCCCTTCAGTAACTACATTTGAGAGTGTTCGTATTGATCTACCTATTGTCGATGAATCATTAAAAGAATCTTTCATTCGAATTCTATTAAACGAGAAGATACTAAAGTTAACGAAGAATTTATTCAATGTTCATAGGACACTTGCGACATATTCTCTTAGCACTTATAATAGTTCTTTTGTTGATATTAATGAATATGCTTTAGAACATAAATCAACAATTCAACTCGAGAATCTAAGAAACAAATTACATCCATCAGGTAGATCATCTTCTAATACTATTAGCGATTCTCTGGAAGTACTATGTTCTGATAATATTGCTTCTATTCTTTGTCATCGATTAATAACGAAATGTGCTATCCATGATATGGTTAATGGATTAACACAGAATATTATGGATAGTATGTCTATAATTCCAGATAAACATGAATATCGTAATAATGAGAGAGCGAAATTATTACATTTTCTTACACTTGTTAATACTTATATTGCTTCTTACGGACCAGTAGATCGTAAGATATTATTAGAGTATCTCTTAAGCAAAATTCCAGATAGTATTCATATTATAATGAAGAAATTAAATCTTCTTATTCAGATAGGATTGTTGATTGATGATTCTAATACTATTTATATTCCAGATTCTATCTAAATATTAATATTAATATTTACTACTGTGTGGAGGTGTGGAAGAAAATATTACTATTACAACAGCAATATTTTTAAATAAGAATGTCATGTTAACCATTGAACATTAGGAAATATTTTGGAAAGATGAGAAGTAAAAGATGTAGATCGATAAATTCTGACAGAGTCATTCACTATATTGGTACAAAAGTTTTCAGGTAATATATCAGGGCATATCAACTCTTGAATATTGTATCGACTTAAATAAACACTAACGATATCAGCACTTTTCTTATCAAAAAGAATAGAGATAATACTGGAATTATCGGAAATAATTTTATGTAAGGCCAATGGTGTCAGACAAGAACAATCAATACATCTTATGGGAAGACTCAGTATGTACTTTTTCCACAAGGTATAATCTTTTGATGACAGTAAAGGATGGGATTTGAAAGAGAGAATCCCATCTCTCACACTCATTATACTATTATGACAAATAAAGGTAATATTATTTACTCGTTTTCTTACGAGAGATTGTAATACAATGGAAAACTTTTCCATAACAGAAATACAAGAGAAACGTATAACAAGATTACCATTAAAGGATATTTTATCTAAAAATCTTGTTATAGAGAAAGTATCGAGAGCTTTCATTGAATGTAAATCAACGCATATATTGCCAGTAAAGTTAATCACATTCTTGTACTGGAAGAGATGTTCTAACTTAATCGTTAATGAATCGGTAGAAACATTCTCAATAGATCTTGTAAGAATATTTCTCATATTCTTACTACAAGCACCAAGGGAAAGAATGGTGGGTAAATCGGATATACATCTAAAAATCTCTGAATAAATATCTAAATGTACAATTGTAGACATCGTCATTGAAGTTTTCTATGTTACTAATACAAGTATGATTCGGACATGTTATTATATAACAATTATATAACAATTATTTACGACCTTATCACAGGTTTATTCCTGTTCTGAGCGACGGTAAACGGCTCATTAACGGAACTGTGATCAGACAGCGTTACTTCTTCATTTATTATTCTATTATGCTTTTCAGATTCTCCTGTTGTTGATTTCTTTGCTCTTAATAAAGATAAACTCTTTTTCGTTTTAGTGTAAGAATTAAGGTTTTCTGTGATGAGATTGGAAAGTGCAATGACATCACTCCAAGTGGCACTTCTATTGTATTTCTTAAGATATCCCATTAGAATAAATGCTTCATATGTGCTGTCATAATCATTAAGTAACTCAGGAGGATTTATAAAGGAGTTAGTATACTGATGACCTTCGTTAAGAAATGGATTACGGTATAGGGATTCGCTTCTCACTATAGAATTATGATAAAATAATCTTTCTTCATTATCGAGAAGTGACCAGTCAGTCTGGTAATATTCTCCTTTTGAACTATTCTTATTACTATTGAGAACACTATCAGTGTTGGCTTTAGGAAAATTAGAAGAAAGAGATATATTGAGATTATCTCTATCTTCTGGAGTAACTTTAGACTGTCTCTTTCTTCTTATCGGTACTAATCTTGTTTCAGTGGAGGATTGTGGTTCCCATGCTTGTAAGAAGTTATAACCTTGGAGATATCTTACTTTATCGAGATCCCCTGGATAAGGAGGTCCATAAATTGCTCTCCATTGTGAATCAGAAGGTCTTATCATTGAATCCCAAATATTAGCATACGGTAGCCTAAATTTAAGATTAGCCTGCACTGGATTCATTAGGAAGATCCACCCTTGTTGTAAAAGATTATCATTCCATATTGCTGCTTCATTCTCTTCCTTTGTCATGGTCTTGTGATCTCCCGTTCTAATATCTGATACAAGGAAAACATTCTCTTTTTCTGACCAATCGATAGCATCTTGATCGGTAAAAAGTCGTTGATATAAATGTATTCTTGAACTATTTAATGAGATGCTAGGATGAAATGGTCGAGGATCATAACAATGGAAAGTAGCTTCTGGAAACATATCACTAAGTAGGGGAATATGAGTACCTGGAGCTGCACCAATATACACAATAATGGGTTTAGGAACCTCGCTAGGATTCCAGAAGAGAGTTAGAAACGATATCTCATTTAATAGAAGTTTTCTTTGTCCCCAACTTATCGCTGTCTTCTCCTTGAGAGATCTCTTACGATATGATAGTCTTGGGCTAGACTCAGTTATGATGGTATCTTTTCTATTAAAAACTTTTAGAGTATTATCATCCATGATGAAATATTATTAGATGATTGTCTCTCTTTCTTTAAGAGATCCATTAAAAAAACTCTGTTGTTCATGCAGAGTTTTTTAAAGACTAATTAATTAGTCAAGATCGGTACAACCATCATCAGTAGGGCAGTAGTAATTTGATAGTAATTTTTCATACGTATCTTGTATCGACAGGCAATTACGAAAAGAGAACTTTAGCACGATTGCATCTCTTATTTTCAACTCTGTTTGCACTCTTTCATTTAGCAGTTGTCGAGTATACGGACTCTTATTTCCTTTCAATAAGAAATTCCATTCAGATCTTGTAAAGGTAGTAAGATGTCCATTATCAAGAGAACTTATAATATCAAAAGGAAAGTGGTTATCAACATCGGTCATTAGATTATCTTCAGTATTAGTGACAACAGGTGCATACTGGAAGATATCAGAGAGAGGAAATGTTTTTCTTTGTATTCCGTTGTATTCAACAATCTTCTTAATATATTCTAGATCACCAATTTCCGATAACTTAGTGAGTGCTTTCTCAATAACTTCTCTACTCGGAGTAATAAGATGAATAGGAAATCCTAGAAAATAACCTGCAAAGACATTGTTAAACTTCGATATTGCTCTTGCTAGTGGACTGTACTTAAGAAAAGTACAGTCTAATATGTTAGGAAAGGTATTATTGAGAAGGATAATATCCTTATCTGTCACAGTCTTTGAGATATTAATGACTTTGAGCTTGTTGAATGCAACAAGAAATTTTCTATAATTCTCAAAAACAACAGAGAAGAAATACAAAGGAGCCTCGAAAATGAGAGTCCTTATCCTCTTAATAAAGACAGGAAGTATCTTCTTACCTACCTCAGCAGTTAATGCTTCTAAGTTAATACAATCGACGAAATCAGCAATAATATACGATTCGACTGCGTTGACACTCTCCCTCGGTCTCTTAAGAAACATCTTCTTAAGATCACCACCTCTAATTATTAACTCGATTTCTTGTGATGACATTCCTATAACAGTGTCAATATTATCGCATATAATATCTGTGATACGACTATGTTTCTTGTTAGTCATATAAGTAAGAAAGAAACGAGAAGCGTATTGAATAACAGGATCCTTCATACCCTTAGTTCCTTCCAGTTGAAGATCTCCTCCCATAAGAGAATATATCAAACTGAATATTGGATTCAACTTCACTATATGCTCTCCATCAATATAGTGTGTTGATGGTTTCTCTAGAATACATAGATGTTTATATGCTAACATAAGAGAAATAAAGCCACTACCATGACAACCAATTATTTCCTTTTCTTCTGAATGAAGAAACCTCAAAAGAGAATCAACCGAGAAGAAATTTCTACTGAGAGCTAAAATAACAGAGCCAAAATAAACCGTTTGATACAATCTATTGTAAGGATTATCAACTGATGCGTATGTTTCTTTTTCCTCTTTCTTTTGTGAAGACTCCATTAATGTATGAATATCTGAGAGAATCTCCATATTGTCTCCTCTTCGATGTTCCAGTTTCGATGGTCTTGAAATGGATACGTTATTAAGTTCGAATGTATCGGTAACAGGAATATTTATTCCTGTTACCAATGACTGAGGTGAGGGTGAGTCAGCAATGGAATTATAAATAAATAAAATTCTTTGGTCCTCATCTGTGCTCCTTGGATTTCGAAGTATTCTACCTAATCTACCTAATGTTTGTCTGGAGTCTCGATGTGAGTGAGATACTATTGGAGAATATAGAGCATTAAAATCAAGACCAGGATATTCCCCTGTAGTTTGGCCATCAATCAATCTATGGTTATCACGAACTTCTATTTCTTGATCACTATCACTATCACCATCGAAATCAAGATTAAAATTGGGATGGTCATTCGTGATTTGTTCATCAAGCAATCTTCGAATAGTTTGATCTACTGTTTCTTCATTTGTGGTGCTAGTCTTGTCCATTTTCTTTTCCTGATATATTAAATGGATTTAGGTGATTATCTCGCAATTATTTTATTTATCGTGGTCGTTATATTTATTATATTAGGAATCATTTATAAAGTGATTGAGCCAGCAAATCAGACTCCCGATACCAATGCTTTTTTCGCCAAGTATGCTTCACCTAATGCTTGGGGACAAAGTACACCTAGTGGTAATTCTGCTCGTAATACTTGTCAATTATACACTTTCCAAGGAATGATGTCAGGCTCAGAAGCTTTACCTGGACAACCATCTCTAAATCCTGTTATTCTCAATGGATTAACAGGTTCTTCCACATTACCATCATGTATAGATGTTGATCAGATAGTAGCACAACAAGTAACTCATACATGCGTTGGTACCACAGGACAACCATCCTTTTGTTATGAATATAATGGAGTTCTCGCCAATCCTGGGGAGACAGAGATATATTATGCAACAGATAATTGCACAGCAATACCTGCCTGTCCCGGAAGTTTATCAGTCGTATCTCTTAATTTTAATCCTCCACAGAATATTGCTTGTATTGGTGATAATGGGGCATCTCCATCAGTGGTAGGTTCTTGCGATATAAGTAATCAAACACAATTATGGAGAGTAACAAGGACTAACCCAGGATCTTCTGCTCCAGGTCCATCAGGTACTAATACTGGTTTATTAGCACAAATACTTGATCGAAATACTGGTAACTGTTTGGTTCCGGCCGGAACTATCGGACCAAGCGGTCCGACTGTTGGTCAATTAGTAAATGTGTCAACTTGTGCTCCCAATAATGGTTTTGTATGGGCTTTAATACCATCATTACAAGATCCAATTACAATGACAATAGCACCGCAACAAATCGGATATGTCGGCGGTATCAAAATACCTAACTTCAATAGTTTAATTGAAGTCTATACCTTTATTCTCGCTAATAATATTCTAACTCTTGATTTTCAGACAGGTACTGGTACTGTTTTTCTTAATACTTACGCTACCGATCTTACTAATCCAGATGAGAAATTTCAATCTGCACAATATCTCGATTATGATCTTTACAATATAATCTTTGCTCTTGGAACGACAGGAGGATTCGGAACATAAAATCTCGCTATTATAAATATAATGTCTAAGAGGAACGTTGATGAACTAAAGAAAACTTATAATGATATTGAGAAAGGAAATATCGATCTATTTAAACTCGGACAATTATATGGTATGGCAAGATGTATGTACTTCGGAAATTCTATTAAATGGGATGATGTTCTCTCTGCTATCAATGAACACGAATACAAGAAATTACTGGAATTATTGAAACCAGTAATTCGATTATACAGTTAGAGATTGCCTAATAATAATAATAATAATAATAATAATAATAATAATAATAAATAATGTTATTATTTGTGAGTCCGAGGAGGTAAACATACTTTTTGTCATCGAAACTAGTCTCTCTACTGACAAGATATCACGATATAATTGCCATTTATAACATTGTATTATTATTATTAGATGTTGTAGATTTTCTCTCTTTTTCCCATTGATAAAAATACAATGTTATAAAATAAGGAAAAAGAGAGGAAATCGTCTCACCATGCATATCTAATATCGTGATAAAAAGTGTGTTTACCTCCTCGGACTCACAAATAATAATAACATTATTTATTA